CGCCGGATGATGGCCGGTTCCTGCGCGTGGTCGGTGGCACGTCGACGCCTGTCAAGCGTCGTCGTCGGAAGGCGGCCGCTGGTTGAATCTTGATCGGACTCTCGGCCCGCTCGTCGTTAGGTGGATCGAGCGGGAACTTGTGCATGGTCCGGGCGATGTGCAGGGCCAGAAGATCGAGCTCGACGACGAGCAGGTGCTGTTCATCTGCGGCGCGTATGAGATCGATGATCGGGGTCGGCGGAAGATCCGCCGCGCGGTCTATTCGCGGCCGAAGGGGCGCGCGAAGAGTGAACTCGCCGCGATGCTCAGCTGCGCCGAGGCGCTCGGCCCGGTGCGGTTCGCCGGCTGGGATGCGAAGGGGCGCCCGCTGGGCCGACCGGTCACTTCGCCGTATATCCCGTGCATTTCAACGGAAGAAGGCCAGGCGACCGACAATCTGTATGGCGTGATCGAGTTCATGCTGCGCGAAGGGCCGGTCTCGGCGATCAAGGGGCTCGATGTCGGGTTGACGCGGACGTATTTGCCGGGCGGCGGGAAGATCCAGCCGGTCACGGCGCGTGCGTCGTCGAAGGATGGCGGGAAGGAGACGTTCGCGCCGTTCGACGAGACGCATCTCTTCACGACGCCTGACCTGATCCGCCTCCATGCGACGGTGCGGCGCAACCTCGCGAAGCGGCGGCAGGCCGAGCCGTGGAGTCTGGAGACGTCGACGATGTACGCGATGGATGAGGGCAGCGTCGCGGAGCATTCACACCTCTATGCGCGGAAGGTCGCCGAGGGCGTGATCAAGGATTCGGGGTTCCTGTTCGACCATCGTCAGGGCGCGGCCGAGTTCGACTGGGATGACGATGACCAGCTCCGTGCCGCTGTCACCGAGGCGTATGGCGAAGCGGCGGTGTGGATGGATATCGAGCGTGTCATCGCCGAGATCCGCGACCCGCAGACCAGCGAAGCCGACGCGCGGCGCTACTTCCTGAACCAGCCGAGCCGGCGCAGCACGGCATGGCTCGGCACGGGCGCGTGGTCGCGATGCGGTGACGCTGAACGCGCATTGCCGGCAGACCGCGACCAGATCGTGCTCGGCTTCGACGGCAGCTACGACAACGACTCGACCGGCCTCGTCGGATGCACACTCGACGGGCACCTATTCGTGCTCGGCGCATGGGAGAAGCCAGAGTCGGAGCCTGGTTGGATCGTGCCGCGCGACGAGGTTGACTGGGCGGTCGACGAGGCGATGCAGCGGTGGAGCGTCGTCGAGCTCGCCGCGGACCCGAATGGTTGGCATCGCGAGGTGGCCGACTGGGAGGCGCGGTATGGCGAACCGCCGGTCGTGCGGTGGAATCCGAAGCAGATCGCGATGGTCGCCGCCGCGTGCAGCGAGTTCTATTCAGCCGTCTTGAACCAGCATCTGAGCCACGACGGCGACCTCAGGCTACAGCGGCACCTGAGCAACGCGACGGTGAAAGAAACGCCGGATGGTGCCTATATCACGAAGGATGGCCGCCGTTCGCCGCGGAAGATCGACCTCGCCTACGCCGCCGTCATCGCGTATAGCCGCGCGATGTATCACGCGCAGCAGCAAGGCGGCGGATACGGCATGTTGAGCGACGAAGAGTTCGAGGCGGCGCTCAGCGAGTGAACTGGCTGCGCCGATTCTGGCCTGGCCGGCGCCGGGAGCTTCGCCATGTCCGCCTCCACATCTTGCATGAGGGCAGCCAGACCGGCGACGTGACGCTGGAAGGGTTCGAGACGTCGGAGCGCAGGGATTGGATCGTGCTCGAGCGGGCGACGTTGATCGAGCATGACGGGAGTCGCCGCCGGTTGCAGGGGCCGATCGACGTACCGCGGCGCCGTGTCGTGTTGCGGGAGCATCTCGTCGCCGTCGCGTTGCCGGAGCTGCCCGAGTTCGTTGGGGATTCGGCGTGATCGTGCGTACCGTCGCGGGTGATCAGCGCATCCAGATGAAGGCGGCCGTCGACGTCGTGACGCCCGGGTCGTGGGACGCGCAGATCATGTCGGCGCTCGGCATCACGCATTGGAGTGGACAGACGGCGTTCGGCCTGGGCGCGCTCGAGCGGGCCGCCGTCGCCGCGGCCGTGAAACTGATCAGCGAATCGGTCGGGTGCATGGTGTTGCGGACATACGAGGGGCCCGCGCTTGATCGCCAGCCTGTCTATGACTCGCCGCAGGCCCAACTGTTCCAGCGCCCGGCGCCGGGCGTCAGCGCCTTCGACTTCTGGTCGGACATCTCCGCGGCGGTGGAAACGAACACGTGCGCGTTGATCGGGAAGATCCGCGACCGGTCGGGCGAGATCGTGCAGCTGTTACCGCTCGACCCGGACTGGTTCCAGATCCGCGGCGGCCCGTATGACCGCGAGGTCATCGGCTGGCAGGGCGGCAAACACGTGGACGTCACAGGCGACGTGATCGTGATCCGCAGCTGGGCGCCGAAGCCACAGGCGGACGGGACGAGCACCCTCGCGATGCACGGCCGCACCTTCCAATGGGCCGGCGCGTATGAGGAGTACCGCGGCCGCTACTTCGAGAACGACGGCTCGGTCGACCAGGTGATCGAGAACGGGCCGATGGTGAAGGACCAGCGCGACGAGATGCTCCGCGGCTGGGCACGCAGTTTCGGCGGGCCGATCCGGAAGGGTCGGGTCGGCATGTTGTGGGGCCCCGCGTCGCTGAAACAGATGACGAACACGTTGCAGGCGGCGCAGGCCGCCGAGCTCGCCGTCACGATCGCGCAACAGGTCGCTACCGCATTCCGCATCTACCCAGCATCGCTGTTGTATGCGGAGCAGCAGCCGCATCGCGAGCCGAACCTCGAGTTCATCCGCGGCCAGTTCTACAGCTTCACCCTCCACCCCAGGCTGCGGAGGATCGAGGAGGCGCTCTCAGCCGACGTCGAGTTGTTCCCCGACCCGGATCTGTATCCGATGTTCGACACGGCGGACTTCTTGCGCGCCGATCTTGCCACCCTGAGCGCGGCGGCCCACGCGATGAAACAGGACGGGTCGCTGATGGGCGACGAGCAACGCGCTCTCGTTCTCGGGCTGCCGCGGTTGCCGAATGGTCAGGGCCAGATCGTCCAGCAGACGCCCGTCGGCGGCGCGCCTAACGCGAACCAGCCGCCCCAGCCCGATTCGACGCCGCCGGCCGCGCTCAACGGCCACCGACAGGAGGTTCCCGTATGAGCCGCGCCAAGACATACCACCACATCACCCAGCTGGTGATGGAGAAGCCATGGGCGATCCTGCCGGGGCACCTCGCGGTGATGCGCGACCTCGTGTTGATGCGCGCAGATGGCGTCCAGCTGTCCGACGATGAGATCCAGCAGCGCCTCGGCGCGGCACGGTCGAACCGGTCAGCGTCGAACGCGCCGAAGGCGGTCGCGGTGATCCCGATCCACGGGTCGATCGTCCCGAAAGCGAACATGTTTACCGATATCAGCGGCGCGACGAGCGTCGCGGATCTCCGCTCGATGTTCGCGGACGCGATGAACGATCCCGACGTCGGCAGCATCGTGTTCGACGTCGACTCGCCGGGCGGCCAGGTCGACCTGATCCCCGAGTTCGCGGCGGATATCCGCGCGCAGCGCGGCCGCAAGCCGATGCTGGCCGTGTCGAACACGATGATGGCGTCGGCCGCGTACTGGCTCGCGTCGCAGGCGGACGAGGTCGCCGTGTCACCTTCATCGATGACGGGTTCGATCGGCGTGTTCGCCGCCCATGACGATTTGAGCGAGGCGCAGGCGAAGCTGGGCGTGAAAACGACGTTCATCAGCGCCGGCAAATACAAGACGGAAGGCAACAGCGCCGAGCCGCTCACCGAAGAGGCGCAGGCGCATATTCAGAGCCTCGTCGACGACGCCTACATGGCGTTCACAGGTGACGTCGCGAAAGGCCGCTGCGTCACCGTCGCCGATGTCCGGAACGGGTTCGGCGAGGGCCGCGTCCTGACAGCGAAGGCCGCCGTGTCGGCGGGCCTTGCGGATCGTGTCGCGACGCTCGAGCAGACGATCAGCCGCGCCGCGAGTCAGGCGATGCCAGTCGGCAGCATCTCGGCGTCACAGCCGCAGAACATCTCCACGACAGCGACGACGCCGACGACATTCACGATTACATCGCTACCCCCAACGAACGAAATCGAGGCCGCCCGTGGCGACGCCTCGTTCGCAGACCAGGCCAATGCCGTGCTGTGCATGGCGGATGAACTGGTCGCCATTGGCCGCCCACTGACGGCGGCGAAACGGGATCAACTCAAGGCGATCGGTGATCGCATCCATGTGTTGGTTGCCGTGAACGAGCCCAGCAACCCCGACTTCGACCTCGAAGTGCGGGTTGCGGCGATGCGCGCACGAGCACGCATCGCAGCCACGAAGCTAAGGAGCAGTTGAGATGGATCCGAAGATGGAAGCTGCCGTCAAGCGGCAGCGAGAAGCCCACGCGGCGATGCTCGAGGCCGCCGACGCCGTCGAAGCGCTGATCGGCAGCGACGAGGGCACCGCAGAAGAGCGGAAAGCGAAGCTCGAAGCGGCCGAGTCGCAGTCGAAGATCGCGCAGCAGGCGTTCGACATCGCCGAGCATGAGGTCGAGACGCTCGAAGGGATCGGCGCTCAGCGCGCACGGATGCCGCGCGACCTCCCGCCCGCGGATGGCGAGAACACCAACGCGACGCGCGGCTACAACACGCTCACCGTCACCAGCGAGGAGTCGACGTATCGGCCGGGCATGCACCGATACGGCTTCTTCAAGGACCTGCAGGGCGTCAAGGGCGGCGACGCCCAGGCGTTCGAGCGGCTCGTGAAGAACGAGCGCGAGTTCAACGACAAGCTCGCGAAGCGGTACCCGTTCTACACGACGGGGAGGATGCAGGCCGCTGGCGTGAACCAGACGGCGGGCACCGGCGGCGAGTTCGTGCCGCCCGTGTGGTACGTCGACCAGTACGCGCCGCTGCTCAGGGCTGGCCGGCCGTTCCTGAATGCGCTCGGCACGAGCGAGCTGCCGCCCGACACGAACAGCCTGAACTTCCCGAAGATCACGACCGGTTCGTCGGTCGCGGTGCAGACGGACGCGGGCGCCGTGTCGAACACCGACCTCGCCACCACGTCGGTGACGGCACAGGTGCAGACGGAAGCCGGCAGGACGATCGCGTCCTACCAGTTCGTCGACCTCGGCCCCGTGTCGGACGAGGTGATCATGCAGGACCTCACCTTCGCCTACAACACGGCGATCGACACGAGCGCGCTGACCGGCTCCGTGACGAACGCGAAGGGCCTGCTGAACGTCGCGTCGGTGAACACGGTGACGTACACGTCGGCGTCGCCGATCGGCTCGGAGTTCTTCAAGCCGACGGCGCAGTCGGCGTCGCAGATCGCGAAGAACGCGTTCGTCCCGACCGATTTCGGCGTCACGCACCCGTCGGTCTGGTACAACATCCTGGCCGGCCTCGACACGCAGAACCGGCCGCTCTACCTGATGATCCCGACCGGGTTCAACGGGATGGGCGACGGCGACCCGACAAGCGGTCTGCCGACCGGCATGGGTATGGGGAACGGGATCGTCGGCAACATCGGCGGCATCCCGATCTGCATCGACGCGAACATGCCGACGAACCTCGGTGGCGGCACCAACGAGTCGCGACTCGTGTACGTGAACCGTCGCGGCTTCGACTTCTGGGAGTCGCCGCCTCGTTTCAAGGTGGCTGACCAGACGTCGATCGCGAACCTGCAGTACCAGTTCGTGATGTACGGCTACTACGCGACCACCAGCCGCCAGGCGAAGATGATCTCGATCGTCTCGGGTACCGGCCTGATCCCGGTGAGCGGCTTCTAGCAATCCATCTGGAGCGCCCGCCCCCTTGGTGGGGCGGGCGCTTCGGCATACCCGAAAGCGAGAGGAACGATGGCAGACAAGCACCCCGGATATGACACCGCCGAACAGAAGGCCGACCAACTCGCTGCGCTCAAGCTCGAGCACGAGGGGTTCGTCCACAGCGGCGAGCTCGACCGCGCGAAGCAGGTCGCGGCGTATGTGAAGGAATACCACGGAGTGTCGCTCTCGACGCCTCGCAGCACCGCGAAGACCGAGGACTAGATGCCTCACATCGAACAAACCAGTCCGGACGCCGGCCTCTGGAATGGTGGCCTTCGGTATCGCGAGAATGTCACCAGCCGGATCGGCGTGTTCACCGACGAAGCCGCCGCCCTCACCACACAGGTGATGCTTTCGGCTGGCGTGCCGCTCTATCCGGGCGACTTCATCTCAAAGATCACGGTGATGGTCGGCGCGACGGCGGCGGGAACACCGACGAACCAGTGGGCGGCGCTCTACACCCCCGGCGGCGTACTGATGACCGGCAGCCAGAGCGCCGACGGCACGAACACCGCGATCCCCGCGTCGACGGCGCTCACATTCACGCTCACCGTACCCCAGCTGATCACGAGCGAAGGCATCTACTACGCGGGCGTCATGGTCAAAGCGACGACGGTGCCGAGCCTCGTCTGCCAGAACGTTGGTGTCGCCGTCGCGAGCGGCGCCGTGTTGACGGGCCAGGCGATCCGCGCCCAGACAAGCGGGTCGAGCCTCACGACGACGGCGCCGACGACGATCGCGACGCCGACGACGGTCGCGAAAGTCCCGTATGTGGTGCTCAGTTGAACATTCCATCTCGATACGAAAGCGAGGACGCGCACCATGCACCATGACCACGTAGGCGTCGGCGATCTGATCGCCCCACGCCTCGGCGGCGCGGCGGCCGTCGCCGCCGACGAGTTCGGCGTGCAAGGACACGTCCGCGTCGAACTCTTCGGGCCCGACGGCGCGCTGAAAGCCGAACGCGACGTCACGAACCTCGTCGTCACCGCCGGGAAGAACCACATCGCCGACCAGCTCAAATCATCGCCCGCCCAGGCTGCGATGGGGTGGATGGCCGTCGGCACCGGTTCGACCGCGCCCGCGGCCGGTGACACGCTCCTCGGCGCCGAGATCGACAGGAATGCCCTGACATCGCGGACGGCTGCCGCCAACGTCGTCACCTATGTCGGGAACTGGGCGGCCGGCGACGCAACGAACGCGGCTATCGCCGAGGCGGGGATCTTCAACGTCGTCACAGCGAACACGATCACGATGCTGGCGCGCGCCACGTTCACCGCGATCAACAAGGGCGCGCTCGACACGCTCGCGATCACATGGACAGTGACGGTGGGCTGATGAGCGCTCCGGTCTATTACTGCTCGAACACGGCGTACAACATCTCGGCGGTACATACGGTGTTGAACGTGATCGCTGGGGCGAACCAGCCGATCAACGTCGTCGCGTTCGGCGTCAGCTTCGACGGCGCGACATCAACCGCGACGCCAGCGAAGGTGGAGCTATGCCAGTCGACACAGGCCGGCGCCGGGACGGCCGGTGCGTCTCCTCCGACGCCTGTCCAGATCAGCGGGCACCCGATCACGTTCCAGCCGACCGTCGCGCATAACTACACCGCGGAACCGACCGTCCTGACCACCGTCTGGCAGCACTTCATCCCGCAGGACATGGGCGTCTACACCGAACAGTTCGAAGCGGGCAGCGAGCTCGAGACCGACCTGTCGGGCGGCACGGTGAAATCGATCGCGATGCGCGTCACGCCATCGGCAGCGGTGAACTGTCTGGCGTGGATGCGGGTGACGATCGGCTAGATGGCCGTCGCGTTCGTCAAAGCACTCCAGGCGGCTGGCGGTACGAGCACCGTCAACTCGACGACGATCGCCGTCACCACGAACGGCGCGGTCGCCGCTGGAAACCACATCATCGGTTTCTACACGAATCGCCTCACGAGCGCGACGACGCTTTCGAGCGTCGCGGCGACGGGCGCGACGTTCCAGGTTGACGGTACCGCGAGCGGCGTCGCCGGCACGACGGAAGGGTGGGGCATCTTCTCCGCCTACTGCGCCAGCGGCCTCGCGTCGGCGACGACGATCACCGCGACGCTCTCCGCAGCATCTACGCGCAAAACGATGTCATGCTTCGAGTTCTCCGGCCTGGACACGACGACGTGGGCGTACTCGCCGGCCGTCACTGGTAACGGGAACCCCGCGCCGGCGTCGCCCGTCACCATCGGCACGCTCTCCGGGTTGACGGCTGGTGACCTCGTGGTCAGCGTCACCCAGTACAACAACAGCACTGGCACGATCGGCCAGATCACGGCGGGGTCGGGGTGGACGACGCCGACCGCTGCGACGGGCGGCAACACGATCGTCGGCGCGAGCTCGTGGGACGAGTCGCTGTTCCAGTACATCGCCGGCGTCGGCGGGACGAGCCAGGCGGTGACGTTCGCGTGGTCGGTCGATAACTCGTATGCGGGCGGCGGTGTCGCCTACCACCAGGC